CGAACAACTTTATAGAGAGAACAGTAAAAGCGCATCTAAAGAATCTCAAACTAGTAGAGCCTGTTGTGGCAGATGTAAGAGAGAATGTAGAGGTATTGCTAAAGGAGGCAGGCTTTGATTTAGATGGCAAAACAATAAAATTTATCTAATGGCAGTAAATAAGCTAAAAAAGATTAACGTAAGAAGCCCATACTACATTACAGTTAGTAAGGCTATAGAGGCTGACGTAGACCCAACAGAGCCAGTAGAACAGGAGTCTACTATTACTTGTGGTTCAACTACACAGGTGGGTGTTGATGTAGGTACTAGGACATTTAAGATTTCTACTGCTGGTAGACAACTAGGAAACTATGCTATTACATTCTCTGGCATTAAAACACCTATAAAATATAGAATAGGGCATTCTGCTAATATGCCTGCGTATACTACAGCAGGTTTAGATTCATACGCTTCTGAATGGAATACAGCTACTGGAGAAAGTCCCACGCTTTCAGACTTTGGTGCTAACCCTAATGGCGTTTCAGCAACAGCCACTTACACTTCAATACAGGGAGATATAGACTTATATGGCGAAGAGATTCAGTTAGAAATACAACAGCCAATTATTACTGAAGACTATTCTTTTTCACTATCCTGTCCAGACTTTGCGGCGGATGAAACTCCAGAATCCGCTGGGAAGGTTGTGATTATTAGTCTAATTAATTATGAGGTTAATGCTGTAGGACACGACTGGAATAACATAAGGATAAATGGTCAGCTACTAACTGGATTTAATGGTGTTTATAAAAATACAACACAAAGATGGGTTTTATCTGGTGCATCACCAGCTATAGAGCCAGAAGACGATAATACTTATAACGTAAGTAGTCCTTCTGAATCAAGGGTTACAGGCTATGGCTTCTTCAATAGAGCGTTATTTTCTAGTGATGGTCTTCATAATTTTAGACATATACTTAACAATCCAAGTCCAAGGCAAGGAAGGATTAAAGCTAAAAACGTAAATAACCCACTTTCGTCTAGCATAAATGAAATCTCGATAACAAATGATACTTCCTATATAAGGAATAAATATTTTTCTACTGCAAAGCTAGGCTTGATGATAACTAGACACGATGTAGAATTGAAAAATGGTGTTTATTACATTAGGGGTAGTGCAGATGGTTTTGATTCAGAAAAGTTAGGAGTTACATTCACATTGTACGGTGGAGAAGAGTTTTATATGTCTTTTGAGGGAAGTAATGAAGTAGAATTAGAACCTAGATTTGCAGCTATAGATAGGTTGAGTCAAGATGGTTCTGAATTTGAAGATACTGAAATAATTAGAGTAGTTAAATCGGGAATACCAAGATCATAATATGGCAGAATTAAGCAAAGCACAGTTAAAACTGTATATATACGGAGGTGATATAAACGCCTTACCAGATAATCCTAATTATACATTAACTAAGACAATATTGTCTGGAGATACAACAATAACATTTGAGATATCTGAACTGATAAAAGATTATGTCGATATTGAGTTTGATGGTAATTATGAAGGCATAAAGCAAACTAAGTGGGTATTCTATGAGGTNNACTACAGATGTATTTAGTGAACACGGTATAGCCTTCAGAGGTTACGGTGATATTACTGATGGCATCAATCCAGAGTTATCTAAGCACGTTATGATGTCCAATACGGTAGTAAACAATTACTGTGGAAAACCTATAACAATACCCTACTATACTGGTGATAACGGAACTAAAAAGATAGAATATAAGCAGGACACAACTTCTTTAGATGTTGCTGCAAGAGGTAACGCTTCACTATATACGATAGACCAAACGGTTAGACTTAATCCTCCAGCATCAGATATTATAACGATAGATAAGACAGCTTCTGTTGTTGCTAGCTCAGATGAAAGCTCTGGAATAGATGAAGTGCCGATAGATGCTAATAAGGTAGAATTTACCTTTGAGGATGGCACAACTAGAGTTATAACAGTAGAGTGTATAGACGAATGTAAGAATGTGCCTTATAAGGTTTCATTTATCAATAAATTTGGTGCTATGCAGGACATCTGGTTCTTTGCTAAACGTAAAGACACTATGACTACTGAAAGAGACCAATATAAGAAAACTATACTTAAAACAGGTGAGGGTGCTGCTTCTTATAATGTATCAGACCACCAAAGAGTATATCTGGAGAATCAAGGTAGAGAAGTTATCACTATGAATACTGGATTTATTCATCCTAGCTATAACGAAGTAATGAAACAGCTTCTAGTTTCAGAATATGTATATATACACGATAGACGAAGACAAAGCCCTACCAACGGTCTATACGATTTAGCTGTTCCAATAAATGTAGTAACTAGTTCGCTAGATATGAAAACACAAAGAGATGATAAGCTAATCAATTACGAATTACAGTTTGAGATGGATTCTGAATTTATACAAAGCGTTCGTTAATGAGAGAAGTACAGATATACTTAAAGGGTGAGAGAATAGACATCTTTGACGATATAACTATAGAGTTAAGTCAAAAGATACAGGATGCCAAAGAAATAGGAAAGATATTTACGGACTATACTCGACCTTTTGAAGCTCCTGCATCTGCCACAAATAATAAGATATTTAAGCACTTTTACAACTTCAATATCACTACTGGTAACTTTGATGCTAGGGTTCGTCACGAGGCTTCATTATATCTAAATCACTTACTATTTAAGAATGGTAAGATACTACTCAATGGAGTTAAGATGAAGAACGGAAAACCTCATACATACAAATTGACTTTTATTGGAAACACCGTTTCTCTTAAAGATGTTTTTGGAGATGATAAGTTAATCGCCCTAACGGATTATACAGATAACACAAAGGGTCTTATAAACTTTGACCACGAGTTTTCATACACTAACGTAAAGAATATATTCGAGGGAGAAGGACTACAGACATTTTCTGATAGCTCGGCACTAATATATCCATTAATTACTTCTAAGAAGAGGCTGTTCTATAATACATCACTACTTAATACTGATGTAAAAAACTTCGATGGAAATATATATGCTCCCTCTAGTGGTAACGATATAGACAGATACCACAAAAGAGGTGTTAAACCTTCTGACTTAAAGCCAGCGATAAAGGTTTATCATATCATAAAGGCAATAGAAGAGAAGTATAACATAAATTTTATACCAGATGATACTTCTGGAACTAAAGACTTCTTCTCTAAGGAAAATCCCGCTATATCGAATCTATACCTTTGGCTTAGTAATAATTCTGGTAACATAACTGGTGAGATAGGAGCTGATGAGTATATATATAAAGCTACTGTAGACTCCTGGAATGAAGATACTGGTGACGATGCAGATACAGATTTCTTAAGCATAGACGGAAATGAGATTGTTATTGATCCATATCCATTAGCTACACTTACTACTAGCTTTCCATTTGTAGGAAAAGTGACTAAGTTCTTTCTTAAGATTATACCTTCATCTTCGTATGATTCCGTTAGTTATAGAGCCAAACTTATAGACTCTGACAAGGGAACTTTTCAGACATTAGAAGGTACAGGCACAACTGATTTTGAGGTTGAAATACCTCCTATAGAAACTAACGATGACCCAAAAAGATATACTGTTGAGTTCTACTCTGAAACTCCAATGTTAGATACTGATATTCAGTTTAGAGTAAGGGTCGCTGGTAGGGGTTCATTATATGGTGATGAATTTGACGCAGATAGATACACAACTGGATCAGTAATAGATAGTGATACAGCAACAGTATCTATGAATGACCACTTACCAGATATTAAGATTATAGACTTCCTTAATGGATTCTTTAAGATGTTTAATCTTACAGCCTACTACATAGATGATGAGACAGACCCAGAGTATGATGCAGATACACCAGTAGTGAAAGTAATTACATTAGATGATTACTATGCTGATGCCGTAAACAATCAATCTGGTGGTACTATAGATATAACTAAGTATGTTGACGTAACCTCTCACGATGTAAATACATCTCTACCTTTTAACGAGATTGACTTTAAGTTTGAGAAAACAGATGTTGTTCTAAATGAGAATCACTTAAAGATATCTGGAGAAAGGTTTGGAGACTCACATCTACCAGTAGCTAAGATATATCCAGACTTCTTCTTTGGAAATAAGTACGAAATAAAAGTGCCATTCTCAAAGATAAAGTACGAAAGATTAGAAGGGACGGATATACAATGGGGATATGCCGCTGGAGGTGATTTTAATGCCGAAGATGGTGATTATGATGATGCAAATGATATAACTCCACCAAAAGGCAATTACAATTCAGTAAACATAAAACCTTTATTGTTTTATGGGGTTAGACATACGAATATATCGGAGAATATAAACTTCAGCGATGACTCTAACACAACTGTAAGTATTGTGAATGATTATTACAGACCTTCAAACTCAAATGAGACTCCTGCTGATGATGAGACACCTGCTGCTTTCTCGATTAACTTTGACTCTGAATATGACGAATGGGTTAGAAAGACAGAAGGTACAAACTCATTATTTCAGAAGTTTTATAAGAAGTATATAGAAAGCGTATTCGACCCATACAAAAGGATATCTGTATTTACAGCGTATTTACCTCCTAGCTTTTTGATACACTATAGACTTAACGATCAACTTAAGATACAAGATGAGGTGTATAGGATTAATTCTATAAGAACTAACCTAAATACAGGGAAGTCCCTTTTGGAATTGATTAACCTTAATTCAGACGAAATCATATAATGATAAAAGATATATTAGACTTACTTAATGCTAGTGACTGGTACGGTGTATCAGAAGAGGTAGACATTGCCAAAGGTAAATATAA